CGCCAATAAAATTACTAATATATTAAATGAAGAATTAAAGAAGTTTCCTAATTTGTGTCATTTTGAATCTTCATTCAATATAAGCATACGATTAGTTTCAAATGTTATTTTGACAATTAATAAAGTAGCGGAAAAACCTATTTTAAATTTTATTAGTCAGTTTACAGATGCTTTGTTAGATGCAACTACAATCGCAGTTCCTTAAGAGAGACGAATATAATGAAACCAATTTTCGAAAACAGAAACAAAGCTGGAAGTGAAAGAGAAAAGTTTTTTAATGGTATAAAGGAAATGATTACACATTTTTCGCAACAAGACTTGGAAAGATTCCGTACCATTATTTTCAATGAGATTCACATGCGCCGTACTGGCAAAGAGAAATCTAAAGGAAAATTAATCTTGCCGTCGGGCGTAGTGGGGAAAACATGAGATTTAAGTGCAGAATATTAAAAGAACCTGGAGATTCATATTTCAAAATACAGTTTAAAATATTAGGTTTTTGGAGTTTTTTAAGATCATGGCATCATGCAGCTTATGTTCATGGAACATTAGACGAAGCCATTCAAAAAGCTAATGAAATGTTAATGGATAATGAAAGAGCAGCAGACGTGGGAGAAATCAGTCTGTGAATGTCCATTGCCCAGATTGCACCGAAATAGATGGAACGTGCGACAAGTGCGCGTTTCACGAAGATTACCATTATGATGAGGAAAATTAAATGTCAGAAGAAAATAAACCTGAGATTGTCGATACTGAAAAAGCCGCTGAATTGATTAAGCATCTTAATGGAATGAGCCCTAATGAATTAGGATTTGCTTTTGAGAATATGAATTATGATGGTCTATTAGAGATCAATCGCATTTTAGCTCATGCTCTTGTTGCGATTGCCAATGATGTTAAGAGTAAAATTAATAATAGGAGCAATTAATGAAGTTGCCTAATTATATAACTTTCAATAACAGAATAATTCCTCTTCATACTATTGATGGATTTGAAATCAATGAGGGAGAAGCTGAAACTGCAACCGTTAGTTGTGAATTTCACGTAAACCAAGATTTTAGAATCATAACTGAAGAATTTAGAACTTATGAAGAAGCAGAATTGAGATTCACTAAATTACAAATAATTTTAGGAGCCGACCGTGGAGAATGAAAAAGAATATACCGAAGAAGAGAAGCGGGAAGTCTGGAATGATTTTAGAGAGAAAAAGCGCCAAGTAATGGAGCAGCGCGAAGAGATTATGACAGCTTTCTTTGCTAAATACCAATGCGAGCCTGAAGATATGGTTCAGATTGAAGAGAAGCTATCAGCGACACAGGCGGCATGGTATGTAGTGCATAAGAAGCATGTGATATTTTGCCAGCGCTGTAAGGATGTAATAGCCAATGGAATGAAGGAATCAGCCAATGACAAATCAATTAACGAAGATCAAGCATGAAGATATTTGTGAATGCCGTAAAAAAATAAATGAGTTTAGACAAGAAGTAAATCGCCAGAGAACCACTTTTGGAAAAAAGTGGTGGCGTATTTCTTACGACACAATTAAAGCTATTGAGAAAAAATTAAATGACAAATGAACTAATAGTACAAATTTGCGAGTTATGCTTTTTAATTCCATTCTGCATGGGATTGGGAGCTTTATCGGTGTGTATTGTATATGTTATCGTGCAGAGTATCTGCGAATGAGATGCTATAAAGACAGAACATACTGCGCTAGTCCAGAATGCAAAAATGAATGCGGGAGAAAGCTATCGAAAGAAGAGGAAGAATCAACAAGAGGCAAGAATGTTTATATTGCATATTCTTATTTTTGTGGTGCGCCAAAATCTAAAAATATGGAAGATATATCAGCAGAGGCTTGGTGATTATGTTAAATAAAATAAAATGTTTTTTAGGTTTTCACGATAATAAATATTGGCAAGATGAAACAACAATAAGCATGTTTATATGGCGCAAGAAATGCAAGCGGTGCGGAAAGACAGGATTATTTTATAATGGATAATACAAGGAACCCCGCAAATGACAGACAAAGAATTATTTAGCCGCTTATCTTTAGCTGAAGAAGAAATGTTTTTTCTCATTCAGAAATTACGCGATAGGATTGTAGAACTTTCTGAAACAGAACAAAAACACAAGGAACTCTGCAAATGACCGAATCACTAACACCATTCGAGATAGGCTTTCTCCTAGGCTGCTTACTAGAGCACAAGCACCGTGACGGCCTAGAGAAAGACCTGCAAAACAGAATACAAGAGAAGTTATTAAAGATGGCTAAATATCACGGAGTGAAAGGATGAGTGAAAACGATAATGAAATTAATTGTGACCAATGTGGAAGCCTTTGCAAATTAGATGATACGTACCTAGAGACAAACTCTGGCGAACGTATTTGTGAAATGTGCTATCAAATATTAAATTAAGAATAACCAACAGCGAGCCCAATATGCAAACTAGAGAAATACAATTTTGCAATGATTGCTACGAACTAAAAGGCGATATGTGCCATACATCTGAATGTGTTTTCTGTCGAAAAACCATGAAAGAAGTCGGACAAATACTTCATGACTTGTGCATTCGTCCAGTGGTTGATGGCGAGAGATTAAAATTATAACAAACAGCGAGACCAATATGAAAACATCTAAACAAATACAGATTTATATCCTAAAACAAATAACTGCGTACAAACACCGGAGAGAGCAAACAAAAACTCCAGAAAAAGTTAGATCTTATACTGACAAAATAGTTGTCTTAAATGATCTCTTAGAATGGATGAATGAAGATAATTAATCAACAGCGAGAGCGATATGTCAAAATTAACAGACGGGGACTTAGATGCATGGTTGGAATTAGGATTTTGGATAATATTTTTAGTAATAGCCGATCTTGCAATTATATTTTATATTTTTAGATAAGAAACAACAATGCACCGAGAAATAATTGAATATAAAACCGTTTCCAAACCTAATAACAAAGATCTTGATAAGAAAGTTAATAAATTATTAAAAGAAGGTTATCAATTATATGGGAATCCTTATGCTTTAGATTTTGATTATTCGTTTGAATATTATCAAGCCATGGTCAAATACAAGGAAACAGAATGAAGCACATGGATTTATTCAGTGGTATTGGTGGCTTTGCACTAGCAGCGAAGTGGGCTGGATTTGAAACAACTTCGTTTTGTGAAATAGATCCATTTTGCAGAAAAGTTTTACATAAGCACTGGCCAGGTGTTTTGAAATATAAAGATATTCGAGACATAGCTAATCCCGATCACGTAGATCTATTAACAGGTGGTTTTCCATGCCAGCCTTTCAGTGTAGCAGGAAAACAAAAAGGAATTAAAGATGATAGATACCTCTGGCCAGAAATGCTCAGAATTATTCGATTGTGCCGGCCAACTTGGGTTATTGCAGAAAATGTGCCAGGAATTATACCCCACCTTGACCCCATCCTTGAAAGTCTGGAAGAACAAGGTTACTACTGGCGGGCGTATCTTATACCGGCTAGTACAACCGGCGCACCGCATAAAAGGGAGCGACTATGGATTATTGCCAACACCCACAGCAACAGATGCGAGAGCGGGAGCGATCATCGGCAAAAACGATACGTTCAAGCTGACATCGACAGGCACCTTAAGACGCTATACGCAGAATGGCAACAATTCATCCCTGAGTCTTGGAAGGCTTTTAACGCTCAAGATTGGCTTGTGTCTTCTCCCAACTCCAACAGCTCAGAATGCGTTGAAGGAAAGACGGATAATGCTACCTTCACCCAGCGATCCGAATGGCCGCAGCCTACCGCAGAGATTGTCACACATGACTCCAGATTTAATTGGCAAAAAGATCAACCCCCAGTTCCTGGAATGGATGATGGGCTATCCGAAAGACTGGACAGAAATAAATCCCTAGGCAATGCAATAGTGCCACAAGTTATTTACCCAATGATGAAATTAATTTATGAAATAGAAATAGAATATGTCAATCATGTGGAGGATTTGGGCAAGTAGGAATAGCTGATATAACGATTGAAAGAAAAATCGAGGACTTCAAGTGACCCAAAAAGATGTCAAAAATATTGTATATCATAAACCCCGCCATTTCTGACGGGGAATAAGATTAATCTGCTTTCAGTAAAACCATTTTAAACGTCACACTATTTGGCTCAGAATTCAAACCGATTGTTGGAGAGTTCAAGAACAATTGATTGGTGCTTGTGTTTGCAATTGTAAATACATCGCCCGCGTCTGCATGAACAAAAACATCTGTCACAGTTTCATTGGATTGCTGTTCGGGCGATAAGGTTTGATTTGAAAATGAAGAGCCTGGAACGATGATTCCATTTTTAAATAGTGAAACAGTCCAATTAGGCAACGGCGCAGGAATTGGGTTTAAATATCCTGTGACGCCTACTGTTACATCATACCAGCCTGCTTTATTTACTTTAATTTGACCTGTCGAAGCTGCTGCACTGATGTCGATGTTTGAAGTCGCTACGATACTTTGCTCCATGAGAGCCACACCACCAGCAAGATCTGTTCCAGGAGAGGCAAACAAAGTTTGTGGCTCTATTGAGTAAGTTTCAGCAAATTCAGGTTCTGGGCAATGACATGGACATTCTACACAATCGCCTGGCAAGCCCATTGGACCTTGTGGTCCGACAACACCCTGTGGACCTGCTGGTCCAGTTGATCCATTTTGTCCTGGCACACCTTGCTCCCCATGTGGTCCGATTGGTCCTTGTGGCCCCATTGGTCCTTGAGAGCCGTTTTGTCCTGCTTGTCCTGGCTGACCTTGCGGCCCTACGACACCTTGAGCGCCTTGTTCACCGCTTGGGCCTTGTGGCCCTATCTGCCCTGCTGCCCCTTGTGCGCCTGGCACACCTTGCAAACCTTGCGGGCCTTGTGGGCCTTGAGGGCCAACAGGGCCAGGACAGCATTTGTTGCAATCACACGGTTTATGTTGTTCGTGAGACATATTCGTTGCTCCAATAATTATGAGAAGCAAATATGTTAAGAACAATTTTATTTGAAGAAAATAATTATCAATAAAAAGTGTGTAAATAAATGGCACTTTCCCTAATAGAATTTAGGTAGAAAATAATTTAATCTAATTGTTTTTTTACAATTTCGCACCAAGCCTTGTAACTTGAAAGATCAGCATAATAGGCTTTAACAACTTCGTCAGGCCTAGATTTTTGGGTAAGTTTAGAAGTATATTCCTTTGGCTCTTTCGGGAGCTGGATATTTGGGCATTGATACACAACGGGAATGGGTTTGACCGCACAGCTTGCAGTAACTGACATTAAACACATTCCCAATATTATCTTGTCATAGAAATTCTTCACGCAGAATGTTCCGCTTTTTGGATAGCCCAAGCAATTGCTTTGTCACAGTCATGCGGCACCTTCTGTTTCATTATTTGTGAGGATTTGGCGTTTGCTAGCTGCATAGTTTTGTTCGCTTCCAGCCATGCTTTACGGGCGTCTGATTCAGCCTTGAGAGCATCGATATGAAGCTGGTCGATTTGCTCTTTGTACTGATCCACTTGCCGCTGATATTTTAGAGATTCTTGATGTTCATAAATGGCGTCAATGATGAAAATGAGCAAGCAACCCGTTAAGACTGCAAAAATAATTTCGTTTAATAAACTGTTCATTTTTGTTCGGTGTCCTTTTTTATGTAAGCGCCACCGCAAATTGCTACGAGTGTCGCGGCATAGCCGCTAGCGAACGCGACAGGTTCGAATTTGTGATTGATTATAAAATCAGCAAGACCAACGGCACAATATAGAACCGTGAAAGCGAATCCGCTTACTCTGGCGTGGCAAAAAGTTGAACCATCAGCATTGGTAAGGATGTCTCGAAGTAATTTTAAGATCATGTTGATTTCGCCCGATTCAACCAGCCGTTAAGGAAGATTTTCTGAGAAGGATCACGTTCGACTATTCTCTCATAGAACCATGCTCTTTCATTGCGCAGTGCAGCGAGTAGCTGGGTTGAATCGAGGGTATTTACAACTTTAAGAGTGGTCTTTCCCAACTTTCCATCGACAATAAGTTGTAAATCCGGCTTTAAAAGCCCGTTAGCGGCTCTCTGGAGAAGTTTAACGCCTTGGCTGAGCCCTGAGTTGACGCCAGCGTCAAAACAGCTTGTGGCGATTCTCATGGAATTGATTTCTTCGAATGGGGCTTTATCCCAGAATTCCTGCTTGTATATTAATTTGGCATGTGGCTTTGTGAGATTCCGCAGCTCATCCAGAGTGGCATCAGGATAGATTGATTTAAACAGTTTCCAAGTGATTCCATATTTTGTGGCGCCCCCGTGATCTCCGAGGATTTGTGTAAACTCCGAGCCTTCATTGTCTATCACGACATCGATTGCATAATCCGAATGGCTCATAATTTCTTTTCCTGTTCTTTTAACCACCATATCTTCAGAGGCGATTCAAGGGGCGCTGTGGGCTTGTAGCTTTTAGATGCGCCTTTCCACCAAGGAGCTGTAGAACGCTTCTCAGGGGCTCTCTCTGGGGATGTATAGCCCAAATCTTCCCGAATGTCTTTCTTGAAGTCCACAACAACCCCCATTCTAGGTTTCATCGTTTATTCTTCCGCGCTTCGTTCTTTTTGTCTCGTTCAATAATTATACGCAAACATTCACCGATAGGGATAGAGGGATTTTGTTCGTGCATCTGTCGCGCTTTCTCGATGAAGATTTTGCTTTGTTCAGACGCTGGTGGTGATATTTGAATTCCTGGCATCGTGCGAATCATCCGAATGAAAATAAGTTTCAGGATTAGCTTTATAAAAAACTTTATCCTCAATATTTAATTGATGAATTAAATCCAATCCTTCCAAGTATCGAATAGATTTTTTTGTAAACGATATTGAAAACTCAAAATGCTTTGATATTTCCAGCATCGTCAATGGTCTATCTAAGGATGCGGCATACACCCATATTATCCCCGCTTTTAAATCCTTAATTTTATCGTATGCCTCATTTGAAAAGTATAAAAATTGTTTCTTGTTTGAGTTATCCACAGATTTTCCCTCCTTAAGATTAAAGCTTTTCATATTGTTATTTACATAAATCAAATTCGAGGGGGGGTAGACCCCCCTGCTTTTCTAAAACTAGGGGGGGTAGACCCCCCTAGTCACTAGGGGGGGTAGACCCCCCTACTTTTCTTGGTCCTGCTTTTTTATCCACATCTTTTTTTCTATAAATATCTTCATCTGCAATGAATGGAACATTCCATTGATATTTATTTCTAGTTCCTTTTTTAACCGTAATAATAATCAGATTTAATGCTTCCAGGTCGCGCAAATGATCTCGCAAAGTGTCTCGATCAGTTAAACCTGTATAATCGTGTAAAGAAGCATATGAAGGATTGCATTCATCCTTGTAATAACAGTAGCTTGCTAGGCTATGCAAAATTAAGCGCTTTGTGGAACATAGAGGATAAGTTTTGGCTTCGTCACTACGGAGAAAATTATTGAGTTTTTGCTGGGCGGTTTGCTTGCGAGATTTATTATCCAAATCCATAAATTTAAGCTATCCATGCGCATAAAAGTTGATTGTCATTCCGAATCAACTATAATGCTTATTGCAACGTAAGCGGAATATCTGATTCAGAAAGGACTATTTCAATGCGGGTGTTTTACTAGAACGCCCCATCGAGCCATCGAGTCTACCCCACCATAAAGATCTTTTCTAGCTCAATTCAAAAACTTAAAAATGTTCTACGTAGAACCTGCGTGTTCCACGCGTGGAACCTAATTCACAATTTCAGTGGATAAGTCTGTGATTATCTTTGTATAACCATCTAAAACTCTGATTAAAAGTAATATTTGCGACCTGTTCACATTTTTGCTATAACAACCATGTTATGAGCTGGGAACTTTAACGATAACCATTTTGGAGCAATTATCATGGCTAAAGAAAAGAAGAAAGAAGATGACAAAAAAGACATGAAGAAGAAAAAGAAATACTGCGTGTAGCAAGAAAGCGGGCATTTTGGGATGCCCGCGATTTTGTTAATTAACCATCTGAAAAAGTACTCATTACAAATACGCCTGCTGCCGATACTTTAACTTTTTTCAATGCTTCTTCGATATCCTGCACAATAGAATCAGTATCATTACTTCTTCCACCTGACATATAACCTGCTAGCCAATATACAAATTGTTCTGGATTCATAATATCTCTCCGTCCTTATAAACTAATTTCAGCTCATTATCTGACTGCCTGAATTGATCCCAAGTTTGATTCTGTAATACTGTGAGAGAATCCCCATCCTTAACAACTTTGAGAATCCCTGAGTGGCTTTTCTTCGTGCCGTCATCAGTGATCGGATCTTTTGTGATCGCCTTACCTATGTCGTTTATTTCGCAATAAGTGGCCTTCATTGCCCAGCCAAGCGTATCTCTTGTGTTATATTGATAAGTGTATGAACCAATTCCAAATACGACATTCGTAGAAGCAAAACCTTTAGCTCTAAGTCTCTCGCAGATGTCACCGCATCTTTCCAATGTAATGGAATCTCCATAGATAACCCCGATATGCTCATCCAATTGTTTAAACCCTTTTGAATTGATTTTTCCACCGAAGATTTCCCAGAGGAGTTCGACGACGCCTTTTTGTTGCGGTGTTAAAGTTATTTCTTTGGTTTCTTTATGATTGCACGAATCTACAACATAAAAGCGCTTGTCAAATCGATCATGAGCAATCTCAAAAGTTATCTCATAAACTCTAGTACCGACTTTAACAATGCGAGTTATTTCATCATCGCCAAACATATCTTCGCCACATTCATCAGAGGCTTGATCATGTGCATTATCTTGCGCCCATCCAAGAGCATTTTCTAGCGCATCAAATTCTCGCACGGGGATACCGCAGAGGATATCAGCAGGATCACCAGAGTCAGGGCGAATAACAAGCTTACCATCACGAGAAAGTATTTCTGTTCGCAATATAGGCAAAGTATTAGTAATGACATGCCACAAATCCCAAGTATCGCTGACGATAGAAAGAATGCCACGAGGGTAAATTTCAGTAAGTAAACGGCGATAAGTTCCCAGCTCATCTTCTTTTCCTCCTGCTGACATTACTGAATGTTCGGTTGCTGGAACCGATGCTATGTGAAAATCTTTACCATAATATTCTTTATTGAAAAATAAAGCTGGAATCGTATCCGTACCTTTAAAATACTGAAGATGAGCCATGCCGCTGATGCAAGCTGATTCCACCGAGTTCATACCACGGAAAGAAAAATCATGCGCTTGATAATCAACGAACTCTGGCATATCAGAAGTTTCTTGCGCGTACTTTTCAAGTAATATGCGGTACTCTCGGGCAATAGTCGCAGAAGTACAGGCACCCCAAAGCGTACAGCTCATAAGAGTTTCTAAGTAATTCGGCAACCAGTAAAAATCAGGATGAGTGTTAAACATAACCAGCGCTGGAGTTCCACATGGAACAATCGAGCCTTCTGGAAGTGCATAAATTTCAATCGGTAGATATCCTAATTCATGCAGTTTTGCAATGTGCTCGCAGTGCCTATGATCACCAAGAGTTTGTCGCATCAATTCTTGATATCCGTAACCTTCATTGGTATGGACTTTATCGTGATTTAATTCAAGCCGATGGAAAAAATCAAGCGTGAAGCTTTCATGCAGATATTTTTTAAGGAAATATTGCAAACCAAAAAATACTGAGTGATTAACTCTAGGCATTCGAGATTTGCGCGGCGTGAAGTTACTGAATATTAAATTTGTACCTTCTGGGTACATACGGTGATGTGAAGTTTTGTAAAAGTCAGCCAAGTAAATAGGATTAATTTGCATATACGTCTGAGACCTCTAATTTTCTATTTGGTAAGTAAGAAAGATTTTGATAGGAATTTGTGGTTATTATTTTATCGAAATATTCATAAATTGGTGCTAAGCCTTTTGTGAATAAACCGTGCGTGACAATAAGATGAAGTGGATTTTTCACATTCAAAATATCTCTCAAATATTGAGCTTCAGCAATGAAAGTACCACCTCCATCACAGAGATCATCATAGATAATGATAGGGTGATCTTCTGGGATTGACTTGATTAATTTTTGGCAACCTTCATCTAATGAAATATTAAAAGATCCATTCTTTCTTTTTTTGGAAAATGCTGCATGATGTCGTTGAAGAAAATCATATCCTTCCAGTTCCAGAATAGACTTATCACCGGCCACTAAAGCACTATCAATAGACGTGGTCATAACTAAATTCTGCAACATGCTATAAGACGTTGCACCACAATAACCAGCAGAAATATAGTTGTGCGCCTGCATAATTTGAACTGTAGGAACTTCAAAAGATTTAATCACCTTTCCTAGGACATCCCGCATGTAGTTAGGTTCGCCAGGATTAAATGCCCTATCTGATCTCAAACCAAATAAATATTTGAAATCTATTGACCAAATATCAAAGTCGTTCTTTCTCAATGCAGCAATAAGACAAGCCAATATTTCTAAATCTATCCAGTTTTTTACGCAGCATTTGATATAGACTTTACTTTTAACATCGAGTTTTTCTAAATCTAACTTAACGGAATGTTGTCCGTCAGGATATTTGATTATTTCCGCATTAGTAATTATGTCATCTCTAAAAGTTATAAAATTACTCATTCCACAATTCTCCAGTTAGTCGCCAATATTTCTTGCTGGTTAGGTGTCCAAGGATAGAGTTCATCATTGACAGTTCTAACCATTAAGCAAGCTTGACAATCTTTATCTGAGTCTCGTAACCACACATAAATATCATCGCGATGCCAGCGTCCAATTTTATAACCTTTTCTCATAGCATCAATTGCTTCTCCAAAATTCATATCTATATCTTTTGCTGGTCTTACTTCTTTAAATTCTTTCTCTGAACCTTTTAAATCGATGTCAAAACCTTCTACTTTATCTTTTAAATCGCCAAGGTCGGATTGTATCACTTTAATGAGATCAACTAATTGAGCATTTTGTTTACTGGTAAAATTAATTTCTTTTAGGAATGCTCTTTCTAAAGATTCTATTCTTTCAGCCCAGTGCGAAGGGATTTGTTCTATTGATTCTCTTTCTAGTTTATTAAGCCTTGAAAGCATGTCGACATGAGCTGATTTATGACATTCATTATCCCAATTATATGGTTCTATTTTTTCGATTCTATTTCTCAAATACACAAGCTCAGTCTGAAGATCTTCTACTAGAGTTTTAACAATTTTATTCTGATTTGAATCAATCGTGCTTTCTAATAATGCTATCCTAGTATTTTGAGCGAAAATTTTATTTTCTATTGTACATAAAGAACATTCTTGCAATGCTGGATTAATTCCATGATCACAACTTTGGTCACGAAGCCTTTTACAAATTTGGTTTTCTGTGCTCATTCTATTCTCCTTTTTCTTCTTCGGAAACTTCAACATCCCTTTGCTCAAAATCAAAAGATAATGCATTTGGTTCAAGATTATGTAGCTCACCCAGAGCCATATCTTCTGCTTCCTCTTCTGAACTTGCTAGATAAGATCCGCTGGCGCTAAATATTCCAGATATTTCAACAAAAAAATATTTCTTTCCATCGCTACCCTGAATGGAATTTTTTTGTTCTATACTTTCCACTGATCGCATTGCAAAGTTTTTATCTTCTTCTGCCCGTTGTTTCTCGATTTCTAGGAGCTTTAAAAAGTTAACTCTTTCTCTATCTCGCTCTGCTTTCTCTTGAAATTCTTTCTTCATTTTCAGTTCAAGCTCTAAGTCAGCTAGGGCTTTTGCTTCGGCTTCTAGTCTATTTTTCTCTTCCTGTTGTTTTCGAGCAATGTCTGCCAATCTTTCATTTTCTAACTCTTGCTCTCTTCTTTTTTGCTTGATAATTTCTTGCTCGGCTTCACGTTGCCGCTGTTCTTCCTCGCGTTTCATTTTGGCGTCAAATTCTGCGATTGCTTTTGCTTCTAAATGCTTGGCATATAATTGTGTGAATTCAAGAATATTATTCTCAAAATCATCCTCAGACATTTTCTGAAGATTGTCATGAGTTACTAAAAGTGTACAATTTCCATGATCATAATTTGCCTGCCATTGCTTTCCATCAAATATGAATTCAAGAGCAATCAATTTATCAATCCGCAATTGTGTTTTGAGCTTTAATTCAGCTATTTTTTCCTGCTTGATCCGTTCTATTTCAGCGTCAATTGCTTTTTCTTGGCTATGTAAGTGAGTTTCAATAGGATCAAGTAAGCCTGTTATTCTCTTAGCTTCACTATTAATTTTTTGCTGATGTCGAAGCGCATCCTCAGTTAATTCTTTACGGCGTTTATCCACTTGTATGCGCAAGGATTTAACGTGCTTCCTGGCTGTTGATACAACTTCGTACCCTTGTTTATCTTTAACGCCATCAATCTTTAACAGCATATAAGTTTGATTTAGTTCATTTATAGCATTTTCAGTAACACCCCACTCTATAATTTCTTGCGTCATTTTCAATCTCCAAATTAAAGCAAGATAATAACAAATAATGGTGTAGTAAACCAGATAATTGTATGCAATAATTCTCTCATTAATTAACAAGGATGTTTCCAATGAAAATTTTATTGAATTTACTTCTTATGGTATTTATTACTTATGGGATATGGTTTGCGCTCATAATTTTGAGCAATTGAGAGGCATTATGAAAAGAACCAAAGCAATGAATATTCTGGCCGAGTTAATTGGCCAGCATAAATCTATGAAAGAATTCTCAAGCATTATTGGAGAAGATCCTAGTAATGTTTTGAGATGGAAAAAAGGACGCTCCGCAATCACTCTGCGAGCGGTTATCAATATTTGCAGGAGAAATAAAAATCTACAACCTCACGATTTGAACCCTGAGATCATACCCAGTGATTTAACATTTACTTTTATTGAGAAAAAATAATGAATTTAGTTATTTTAGATACAGAAACGACCGGATTATATCCAAGCAAAGATTTGACAATTGAAGTCGCAGCTATACTTTATAATGTAGAGCATGGCCAGATGCTACAATGTTTCTCTACCTTGTTGCCGTGTGTTGAAAACCCAGTGGAGCATATTAACCATATTTCTCCTGCATGGACATTGGAAAAATATGATGCTTACCCTTTATTATCTGCCCTTGAAATTATGACTGCAAGATCAGATGCTATTATTGCTCATAATGCTAGTTTTGACAGAGGATTTATTCATGCAATAGAAGCTTTTGATTCTGAATCACCTCTTTACTCAACACCCTGGATCTGCACAAAGACCGATTTGAAATGGCCTAGCAACCCTTCACGGTTACGCTTGCAAGATATCTGCGAATCCTATGGCATCCTATATGCTCACGCTCATCGCGCATTATCTGACTGCAATTTGTTAATGAATTGTTTGCAAAAAGTCGATAATCTCCAGCCGAGGATTGAAGAAATTTTACAGAGGAAAAATTAATGTCGAATGAATTAACACAAGCAAATACTGGTGGTTTCAGTTTAGAACCTAGAAACTTTGAAGAAGCTATGAAATATGCAAAATTAATTGCTGATAGTGATTTGGCACCCAAAGATTATAAAGGCAAGCCAGGAAATGTTTTAATCGCAATACAAATGGGTCAAGAAGTAGGCTTGAAACCAATGCAGGCTATTCAGAATATTGCTGTTATTAATGGTCGCCCAAGCATCTGGGGTGATGCCCTTTTAGGATTAATAAAAATCCATCCTGAACTTGAATATATTCGAGAAGAGATTGATAGATCAGATCCAAACATGACTGCAATTTGCTATATCAAACGGCGCGGAGAAGATGAGAGAGAGGATAAATTCAGCATTGAAGATGCCAAGAAAGCCCAACTATGGAATAAAGCGGGCCCCTGGACGCAATACCCAGAAAGAATGCTGCAAATGCGAGCTAGAAGTTTCTGCATTAGAAATGTCTTTGCTGACGTTCTTAAAGGCTTACACTCAGCAGAAGAAAGCCAAGACATGATTGATGTTACCGCTGCTAGTGAAGCCACTATAAAGCATCAAGAGCGCCACAAAACTTTCGAAGGAAAGCCATTATCTCAAAGTTTCACAATGGATGCTGATTTGCTTGCTGCCAATCTCGAAGAAATAGCAAATTGTCCTGATAAAAAATCATTGCATGAGCTTTACAAGAAAGCCAAGGTTGATGCAGAAGGCGATAAAGACGCAAGCAATCAAGTCTCTATCGAAACTAAAAAACGTCAGGATTTTCTTAATCAGCTAAAGATAGAAGAAGAGAAGCAAGCTATTACTCAATCTAATGATGACTGGAAGAAAGATTTTGTAGGACAAGAAAACCAATGATAACCGAAATCACTATAACCAGCGCTGATAAATCTAGCGATCACAATGTTTTAAAAATACAGGATGATAATGATTCAACTCACTGTGTACATTTAATAATACAGGATGATGATTCAAAAAATACTTCCAGTATTATGGTTGATATCAGTGAATTAAAATTAGCTCTTAAAAGGATATCTGCGAAATGACAAAAAGTACGTTAAGGCTGTTCAAAATTTCCAATGATTATGTTCAAGCGATGGATCATTTACAGGAAGGTAGCGAAGAATTCCTTGGTGAATTACAGGATTCTTTCGAGGCGAAATCTATCAACGTAGCAAAATATATACTTACTCTTGAAGCAGAGGCGGTCGCAATCAAAGCCTCTGCCGATGCTATGGCTAAGCGTCACAAGAGCGTTTCTAAACATGCTGAATCACTCAGAAACTATCTCAGATTCCATATTGAGAAAACTGGCTTAATAGACCCAATTAAATCACCAGAATGCGAAATTAAGCTTGCGTTAAATCCACCTAAACTTGTAATATTCAATCCAGATTTAATCCCTGATTGTTACAAGAAAGTAGTTGAAACAATTAAGATAGACGAAGCGGAAATCAAGAAAGATATCAAAGACGGTCTTGATGTAGAAGGATGCAAGCTAGAGCAAGCTACGAGAGTTGTGATTAAATAGTTTTGCTAACGATACTGTTACAAACGGTGAGAGTCCGGCTAAAGAAATCTTGTGATTGGAAAAATAGGCACTATGACACTGGGAAAGACTAGGTAAAGACTGTGCTCGCAATTGGTCAGCGAACCCCTGTGGATGGGAAGGTTACAGGTTCGATCCCTGTCAGTCTTTAAATTTTATGGGTTCAGATAACGTGCAGTGCGCGACTGCGGGGATTAATCCTTTCCCTAAGGCCGATTGTAACCCACCCTCGTTTTATGGCGGTAATCAGGTTTTTTTATCTAACCAGCGTTGGACAACCCTTTGATGATTACTGCCACCTTTTCGGAAAGGTAACTCAGTCGGTAGAGTGGAGCACCGAAAATGCTCTGGTCGGTGGTTCGAGTCCATCCCTTTCCAGTAAAAATTGGCGCCGAGCCGATCCTTGATGCACTCGGCTGACGCGGGGGAAAAGTCCCCGTCTACCCTTAAAATTCCCCTACCCCTAGAGCAAAGTTAGAGCTACAATAGGACAATATTTAATCCTTTTGGAGCGTCCAAAACATGTCTATTATTGCCATTTCCCGCGATACCCTTACCGAAACCGTTGATATCGTAAGAATCATCGCCACTGACTCTCTGGCTGTCATTAACGCTGACGGTTATTTAACATCTCAGATTCTTAATATCCAAGCCCTGAATAATGGTGTTTGGGATTGGCGTTCTTCTGATGAAGTTTTGATTAATTATGGTGCCACACAAAATGCTGATGGAACTATTACGGGCGGAACTAATAAGTTCTATCAAGTATCTGCTGACTTCACATCTTTAGTTCCCAGTTCTCTTGTTTCAACCGCCGCTGTAACACTTACCGCCGCTCAAGTCCTAGCCGCCTATGCAACCCCTCAATTGCTCGTAGCAGCGCCAGGAGCAGGTAAAATATTGGTTCCTACCTTTAATTCTCTTTACACAAAGGTTGGCACTGTATTTGCGGGTGGTGGTGTCGGCGTAGTGCAGTGGGGTGCAACGGTTCACGGTGCTGGCACAAACGCTTTAGCGGCTACAATTCCCGCTGCTGAAATTACTGCTGCTGCTAGCCAAATTTATTCATTGAACGGTAACACTGCTAATGCTCTAACAGGCATTACTAATACTGGTCTGTATTTCAGTAACCAAACTGCTGCATTCACCGGCGGTGCAAATTCAACCTTAACATTTAATCTGTCTTATTTGACAATTAACGGCTTAGTTTAATTTTATTAATTGAGAGGATAAAATCATGTCTGAATTCGGAACTGGTGAAGAAGGCCAAGTGGAGAATGAATCTTATTGCATGAAGAAAAGCGTGGAAGCTAAGAATGTCGATGAAATGAACGCCAAAATGGGTTATCACGACATGGCTGATTTAGCCAATACTAAACGCCCACCTGTCGAAATGCGAGGCGAAAAGGCCAATAAGCAAGAAGGCCCCAAAGCTTCAGATTCAAAATATAATTACGATAAAAATCGTTAATCGTCTTTTCGTGAAACGTAGAGTCTCTGCCCCTTCATGGGGCAGTTGTTTTTCAGGAGGCTATTATGCCTAAAGTTCCGTTGGAAAATGGCTTAAAACCCGCCGTTATAAAAATTAAGCTCGACAATGGTATTGAGCCCTCTGGCGCCGATCACGAAGAACAATATGAAGCCCGTGGCGCTGAACCTAGAACCGATACTGGAAATCAAGGCGGTGATATGGGCACAAAGTTAGATAATGGCATGAACAAAAAATATGGACGACATAAGGAGTATCGCTGATGCCTTTAAAGCCTGGTAAAAAAAATATTGGTTCTAATATAAAAACTGAAATGGAAGCTGGAAAGCCTCAAAAGCAAGCCGAGGCAATTGCATTAAATGTTGCAAGAAAATCAGGTGCAAAAATTCCTAAACCAGCCGCTAGACACCCAAAACATTCCCGAGGTTAATATGATTGATAACAGATTAGATTACATCGTAAAATTCAAAGAAGGCACCGTGGAAAAAATGTCAGAATACCGCAAGTTATTCATTGCGCTTGACAGTGAATTAGTTAAACTTGGCGATGATCAACATGGCCATAGAAATCTGGCTATTGCAAGAACCAACCTAGAGCAAGCACTTATGAATGCAATCAAAGTTATTGCTATTCAAGGCGAAGATAAATCAAAGGAGTAATTAATGAATAAAGTTAAAAAGACCAGAGCAAAAAAATCTGCTGCACCGCAACAACCATCTGAAGGTCAATTAAAACTAGTTCGTGACAGTCTAGCAAATGTTCTCAGTTCAAAATATATGGATTTAGTTCATTTCATTAAATCACTACCTATTCATCAAGCTGCCTTTTCGCAAGCGTTTCTTTTCCTTGATACGGGTATATTATGGGCAGAAAAAGCACTTGATAGTGGCGAATTTGTAGCTCCGCATGATGCAGTTGGAGTCAAAAAAACAAGAAAGCCTCGCACTCCAAAAGACAAAAAAGTTAAAAAATAGTTTAGAGTAAAGATGAAAGTGGGTTAAGTGATAAACTATCTTGCAGAACAGGGAAGATGCCAGCACATTAAAACTGGCCTTTCATCTTTTTTAATTTAGGGAAAAATATGCGTACATGTCTATCTTTATGCTTGTCGTTTTTATTGCTGCTATCTTCTTCTGTTTTTGCTTACGAAGTTAAATGCTATTCTTCAGGAATACTATTTTTTCAAGGATATGCTAAAAAAGTCGATGTAAAATATGGATTAGTTATTCTTCACCATAAGAACTATTCAGATTTTTTAATGGCTGATTGTGTCATTAGACATAATCATAAAAAAGCCCGCTAATAGCGGGCTAATTTTATTAAGAACAATATTGTCTTGCAAAACATACTCCAGGACCACCAAGGCCGCCTCCAGCATCGACTGTCGTAGAAGTAGCGCCACCACCACCACCACCAAATGTTCCGCAGTTATTACCACCGCCTTGATTAGGCGCAGCACCAGGACCGAACATGCTATTTCCTCCTTGCGTAGCAAATGCAAAACCTAATGTTCCAAGCACCAATGAACCTACGCAATAATCACCCTGAACATTAAGTGATCCTAAACTGCCAATGCCACCGGCACCATCTGAAATATTAAAGAACGTGCCAGTTTGATTAGCGCAGCCATTACCGCCAGTTCCACCTGTTGCTTGAATTAAAGTAGCTCCGCCACCTTCATTTGCGACAACATTCGTTGTTCCACCATTACCGCCATTATTATTGCCGGTACTGGCGCCATTACCACGAGCCCCAATATTAACAACGGCAAAAGCACCCGCACCTAATATTTGTGATCTGGTATAGCAGCCTCTAGAGAAGCCACCGCCAGCACCATTTTCACCACCAGCAGCTCCAGAAACACCACCTTGAGATCCACCACCACCACCACCACCGCCGACAACTTCAAATTCAGTGTAAAGCATTGTTGCATCGGGAGTGAAATTTGAAGTGGTAGTAATAACACTATCTAAAACTCTAGTAATTCCGCTGCCACCAGCGGCAGCCCATTGTGGATTAGCAGATGCACCTTGAGTTTGGAGAAAATTCCCAGATGTTCCAGGAGCCAATACAGACCAAGCTGTTGCACTTCGATATAATATATCGCCCTGCGTAGAACCAATGGCAGCATCAATAATCGATGTTAAAGTATTAGGAATAGGTGCTGCTGTACCGCCAGTAATATTGGATAAAATTCTAAGTGTGCCAATATTTGCTAGGGAAATAGTACCAGAATCAGTTATGGGGCCGCCCGTTAATCCAGTTCCAGTATCAACTTCTGTAACAGTACCAGTTCCCGCTTCCATAAATGGATTTAGAGATGAGAAGTCAGAACTGATTGTAAATAATCCCCATCCATCGCTGGCATAAGCTAAAATGAAATCACTTGGAACCCACGCAAAAGTACCACTATTAATTCTTTCGATATTATCTATTTGTGTATTTAAATAACCAGCAGCACTTATCGTAGCAAGAGTGGAATTATCCATAATGCGAACGATTGAGACACTACTAGCCCAGTCTCTTAAAATATTCGTAATAGCCATTTTTAAACCCTCTTATGCTGCAATAAATTCTGTGATTATTAAAAATCCTGCGCCAGAAGACGCTCCGGCTGCTGCGCCATTATTAAAAAAGCATTGAGCGCCATTTCCCCCACAACCATAACCAGAGGGCGCTACGCCATTTCCTTGGCCTGTTGCAGCTTGACCACCCCAGAAACCTACACCGCCCATTGAGCCAGCAATATTAATCAATGGACTCGTTTGGTTTCCTGCTGTTCCTTGTCCACCATTTCCAGGAACTGAAATATCGCCCGTTCCAACACTGCCAGGACCACCGCTAGTTGTTGTTGTGCCAGCCAGACCTCCTGGACATGTAAGTAATGCGCCGAGACTTGTTGTATTGCCATTGTTTCCGTTATTTGGTCCAGCAGCACCACCTGCTACCGCTGCGCCAATTGTTACTGCTTGGCTTGCTCCAATCTGGACTGCTGTTAACAAACGTCTAGAGTAAGTTCCAGCGCTTCCTGCGCCTACAATAGCAAAATTTGCAGAGTTTCCTGTACCAGCACCAGAACCCCCAGAACCAATTCCTTCAGCTATTGCAAAAACTGTTCCTGGAGTCGGCGTATATGTGCCATTGGATGTAAATTTTTGAACATTAAGCGATCCAATAACACCTAACATCAAAAGAACTTGTGCTACGCTGAGATCCATCGCATTAGCGAGTAAGCCAGTATTATTTCCCTTCAGTGTAAATGCTGGCATCTTCGCTGCCATAGCATTTGTAATGGCATTCGTAGCCACTGCGGTAATATTGGTTTGAACCGCGCTTGGGAGTGTTGAGCTGATGCTCGGAACTCCCAAACTTGAAGTTATTAACACTCCATTATTTGAAGTCGATAATCCAGATACCGCATTCCCAGTAGCTTCATAATAAGCTAATTGATTTACCAATCCGTTATTCACCAATCCACCTGAAGATGAAGTGGTTAATGAAACCCATGCGCTACCATTATAAAACTCGTATAACGAAGTCTGGCTGTTGTAACCTATAATTCCTGCAAACGCCGGAGATGGGCGCGTAGAGGTTATCCAACTAGGAGTTTTAGGGGATTTTACATTTACTCCACTAGACAATCCTACAAACTCAGTTGAGCTGTCAGAAAGTGAAGCCTCTGTGAATTGTGAAAACTTTACGGTCGTAACCATCCTGAAACTCCCTTAAAAATTACAATTGACGTGGCAATTCAAGTAATGAAATGCCGACATCTGTAACTTGTGCCGTGCTGATAAAACTTAAAACATCTCCACCCCTAACATATCTAGCATCACCATCATATTTTCCAGGGTTTAATTCGATGCTGCTATTTTGAGTTAGAGTTCCAATTGTCGGCAAGGTTGCAGTGACGTTGTAACCGACCCAAACTTTTGAATCATCTGCGAATGAAAATTTTGCACGGTATTGATGAGAACTATCACCAGGAACCGTATAGCTCAACGCTGTAAGAGCAGTTAAGCCAAACTGAACTGTTCGATCAGCAAAAGGAAAACTATTTGCGTATGAATTACTATATGCAGTCATGGTTAAACTCCAAGTCTAGCATCACATGAAAAGTGATAATTAATAAAACCTTCTGGGAAATTCTGAACTGCTGTCACATCTCGAAGAAGAGTAGCGGATGCAGTATAAGTTACGCCTTTGCTCCCTAAATTAGTTTGAGTCCAAACACTTGATGCGGCATCAGCGGCAGATAATGATGTGCCTGAATTATATAATTGAGCATATACACTATTCGCCGTTCCTGAGACATCCGAATATAATATAACGGTCGGAGTAGATATTCTTTTAGCTACGGCAAATTCAAAACCAAAACTTCTAGCTACAACTTGGAGCTGTCCACCATTAACAAAAGCCAATTGTGGTGAAAATAATGGGGAATTTCCTGAAGAAGCACTTCCAGCAGGAAGCCCATAGTCATAACTTTTTTCATAATAAAACTGGCATTCACGCAAACATTGATCGAATGTTTGGGGATGGGTATCAATAGCGAATGGATTGGCAACCAAAGATATTTTATCAAAAATAACTGTGTCCAAATGCCCAGAAACCGAACCCAATTGATCCATTGTATAAACTACAATGCCAAGCGTTTGAGCCTGAGTCGCCTGCGCGGGTAATTGAAATTGATTAAATGACATTGCCTGAACTTCGCCACTGGTTGCAGAAGATAAGATTGGCGCAGGATCATTTAATGGGGCTATTGCTGTCCATCCAGCGGAGAATACTGGATCAGCATTAGCCGCCCAACTCGCAATTGGCTCAGCCGCTCCAATAGTCGAGGGTAAAGTATTTCGATAAATCAAACGCATTTTTAATCTAACTTGCGTTGTATTTCCAGAACCTAGAACAATCTTGGCTCTAGCTAATGACGAAACTATTGCATTCCAGTAAGGCATTACTGAATTTGGGTCCACATATTGAATCAATGCAAAACGATTGTCTGTAGAACCTATGACGGCTTGCACGAATAAATCATTATATGGTGTCGTGCCACTGACATTTTGGCCAAATTGCACCTGAGAGGTTGCATTCTGATAAAGAATAGTTTGATCCGCAATATACGCACATCGATTAGTAGCAACAATCGGTGTGGCACCAAGAACGTTAAATGACCACGGATTAAGTGGAAAATTCCAGCCAGATAAAATGCTACTTTTAGGCAGCATTATTAGACTATTAGCATAAATATGAAAAGTACTATCAATCTGGCTTTCAATTGTTGTGTCAGGAGAAGTGGAGAAGGAAGGCGTAGATGTTGATTGCTCCATTACCTGAACGTCGCTGATATCAACAATTCCCAATACTGGGAGAATAATTTGCATATCGACATAAGCCACACTATTCAAATCGGTATTTTCGGGAGGAACAGCTACACTCCCCTGAATCAAATCAAATACACCTGAACTTATAGCGCCAGTTGTAATAGGAACAGAGGCACCTTGGGAAGGTTTATAATTCAAGGTTAAAGATAATCCTGTTCCTGATTCAGACTGAGCCAGAACGGACATAGAAACGAAATTGTTCCCGAAAATACCACCATTACCACTAAATCGTTGTTGCAATATTGCCGTGGTAAATCCAGTAATATTAAACCGCAGGTAATACGGCGGTACAGGACTGCCAGGCTGATTCTGGATACCTGTTGAGATTACTTGCGTTACTTTCGCTGAACCAGATCCTGTAAGCACTAAAAACCATCCTGGAGCTATATTATAGCTTCCAGCAGTTGTATAAGTAATTTGTGGGTTAGGCGCTGAAGTTGGTGACGTAATCGTCACGGGAAAATTAACCAATGCAAACTGAGGATTTGTAATCTGATTGCCTTCAGTAGGAACCGAGGACGGAATAATATTATCGCCATTAGGAATGTAATTATTAACTACACGAATCAATTGATCAGTAGACAATGGACCCTGTCTGATCTCAAGACGATAAACCGTATCGGGATCAAAATACATGTTATCTGGCAACGTACCATCAGGATTGAATTGTAATGGATCAGGCCAAACGCCACCCAGCGGACCCTGGTTTGTTTGATAAATAGGAATCGGCAAATAAGGAAAAACATTAGATAAAAAACTTATCCAATATTGATCATTAAGAGGAAAACCCACTAAATCTGGAATCCACCAAATAGGATTAATGCCGCGTACAAACATAGTTATTCCTCAGTTTCTTTATTCATGAATTTACTGAAACCATATAGTCCAAAACCACTTGAAACAATTGCAATAACTCTTTTCATCATCCGTGATTCGGCACTGCGTATTTTCTTTAATTTTTCATTGGCTGAATCAGCTTCAGATTTTGCCAATCCTTTTTTGGATGCTGCAATCTGTAAACTTTCTCGATCTTTTTGTAATCGAGACAATTCCTCTTGTACCTGCTCAATCTTTTCAATAGTTTCTTGGCGTTTTTTAACTAAATTCGCTTTTTCTTTCTCTTTTTTCGCAGTTAATTTCTGCTCGTTCTCCGGTGTTGAAGGTTTTGGTTTAACCTTATCTCGCGCTTCTTCAACTGCCTTTTGGTGTTCCTCTAATTTCGGAAGACTGTTCTTTATTTTCTCTATTTCTGCATTAATTTTAGCATTTCTTTCGCCTTCTTTGGTCACTTTTTTAACATTATTTTCAGATTCAGATTTTTTCTCAGAAGACTTTTCTACTTGTTCCTTGAATTTCTGAAGCAGATTAATGCTCTTTTCAGTTTTGTCTTTCTGCTGTTGCAAATCTTTCTGTGTAGTGTTGAATTTTTCCACATCTTGAGCGTGCTTTTCTTCTTCTTTGGCATGAATTTTTTGTGCTTTTTCAGCCTCTGATATTCTGCTAGTTGCTTCTTTATGTGCCATTTTTGCTGATTCAACGGATTGAGTCGCCCTATCTGTGGCGCTCAATGCCTGTTGACGCTGAGACACCAATTTTTGTAACTCTGGCATTTCATTGGTGTATTCACGTAGCATTTCATTTCTAGGATTATAAACTTCATCTCTTTTTTGTTGCCCAACAATATTTCTCAATGTCTCTGGATTTCGCTTAGCTATTTCCCGCAACAAAGCTTGACCTTCCTGATCACCAGCTAATTGTTTAGCGATGTCAGAAGATAATGGTTTTCCTTCCATGATACTGGAGGCAATCCCATTTTCTCGCAGTGGAAAAACTTGCGTCCTATATCCATTATTAATGTATTGATATCGTGATTTATGTTCTCCCAAACCTTCTTCAAGCGCTTCATTAATCAATTTCTCGAATGGTTCTAATGCTTGATACGCCCTAAACATCTCAGTTCTTTTAACTGCTGAAGGTTCTGTTTTTGCTGCTTGCAAAAGGTTGTATCTGGCATCTCTAAAATCTTTCTGCTTAGCCATAAAGTCAGCAGCATTTGTTTCTCCAAATTTTGGAGCATGGCGTAACACTTCAGCAAATTCTCCCGTAGGATCGCCGCCATATTCTGTTTTCCCATCTTCAATGGCCGCCTGAATTCTTTCTAACCGATCAGGATTTGCTAAGTGAAAATTTGTATCACGCAAATTTTTCATCAAATCTTTATACTCACCAGACCAATAATTATTTATTGAACTGATATCTTTTTTCATCTCACGAGAAGCTGAAACTTCATGATGTTCACCTTCATTTAAATGGCGATCAATCTCATTTTCAGTGCGATCAAGGGCAGATTTTGCTTGTTGGTGCAATTCAACGGCTTGCTCAATATTTTTTTCATGAGGCGCAATATTTTCTGGTTCATTCGGCTTTCGTTGCTCGAATTGCGGCGCTTTTTCTTCGAGAGCATTATTTATACTATTGATCTTTTCTTGGTTCTTGTTGATTTTTAATTGCAAAGCATTAGGCTTCGCTGTGCCAATTTGGCTTTCAGCAGCATTTTTTACTTTTTCATATTCAGCATTCGCTGCATTATATTCATTATGAGCTGCTGCCACTTCTTCTGGAGAAACTGGCGAACCTTCTTGAATCGATTTATTCAATTCATCCAATTTAGCTTTGCTATTATTAATTCTATTCTGAATGAGATCTGGGTTTCCTACTCCAATTTCACGTACTGCTGTGTTTTTAGCAGCATTGTAATTCGCCACAGAATTTTCATGCTCTTGTTTGGCAGCGTTGTATTCTTGCGTTGCATTCGCCATGCTTTTTTCAGCTTCGAATTTCTGTCTAGGATTGACAGGAGGATTTTCAGATAAAGACTTGTAAAGATTTTGCAAAGTTTCATGCTTTTCATTTAGATTAGCTAATGCTGCCTCTGGGGTTTTTCCACTTTTTCCAGCTTGAGCTGTAGCCTGCGCTACTTTGTATTCAGTATTAGCAGCTTTGTAGGCTTCATTGGCCGCTTTTGCTTGCGCTCTGCTTGATGCAGATTCTTGCATTGCCCTAGCATCTCTAGCAGTAGATACGGCTTCACGACCAATCATTTTTGCTGGTAATGCTAGAGGAGATAGAATTTTTCCGGCTAATGGGGCAAATGGCGCTGCTTGCGGTATTCCTCTTGTCAGAACATCTCCTGCTTGTGGTTCTCCCATTGCATTGGCTCTGGCAATATCTCCTAGTGTTTCATTCACATGAGTTTGTTCGCCATATTTAGGATTAATTAATCCAAGATGACCCATGTAAGACAACATTGCAGAAGGAACATTGGCCGCACCACGAACAGCTTCTCGTGTTCCTGCAATTAAATTCTTTTTAACTCGCTCAGGTTCATTAATAACTTGCCCAGCAAGCCCACTAATTTCGCTCGGCGCAGCGTTAGCACCAGCGACAAGAGCATTTCCAGCTTTTCCGGGTAATTGGCTAATATCATTCTTAAAAATGTTCCATGCGCCTTTGGGCTGCGCCGCAGGCTGATAATTCTGTGATTTTAAATGCTGCGCCACAGTCGATTGAATCTGATCCCGAGTATAATTATCCGGTAATTCCATCGTATCGCCATTTGGCAAAGTTACCATATGAGACATTAACTAGACTCCCTGACTTCACCCGTTTGAGGGTCAACTACCCAATGTTTATTTCCACCTGTTCCTCTAAAATTCGGTTGTTTAACAGGGAATTCCTTGCCGGGATTCATTCTTTCCCAGTCCTCTTTGAGTTTATTGAATTTACTTTCCGTTTCTTCAATAAGTGCCTGAGCCATGCCTTTATTTACGCTGCTGCTATTGGTTACATCTGGCTTTGTAGTCTTAAAGAAGTTTACAAGTCCTATACCAGCTTTGGAGTTTTCAGCCTTGGCAAATTGAGCCTGTAACTTTGAAGTCAAAGCAATTAAAGATCCGATATCTTTATTAGATGACTGTGAAGCGGCGCCTGGTATTTTATAACCCCAGCCAGTCAAATTTTTATTTTTAGGGTTGTTAATAATTTCATTTATTTTTCTCAAAGTTTCAGCGCTATCAGCAATAGCATTTGCTGATTCTTTTATGCTTTTTGAATCTTTAATGTCAGCTATTTTTTCTTCTTCGGTGAGTTTTTGTTTTATTTCTCGATTGCCTTTTTCTTCTGGGTTCTCACCAATCTGAGTTGAAGTAACTTTTCCGGTTATTGGATCAACAGAACCAACTTTTCCTTCAGTATTGAAAGTTTGAGCAGGAACACCCAATTTTGCACCGATTACAGCATGACCGAATCTTTCGCCGCTATCTTCATTGGCTTGTGCCATTGCTGCTGGCGGCATTGTGGTTGGCGCATGAGTATCATCTCCAGATCCTGCGCCTCTAGTGGCAATGAAAGGATTGGAAGGCGGTAAATCTTCATTACCTTTTTGTGTAATAGGATTCGGCGCAGCATTGCCTTGCGCGGTAATGCCACCAGTTTGAGGGAAAGTTCCTGCGGGAGCTGATCCAGTCATAGGTGATTCTTGAGATTGCGCTGGAATGCTTCCACCTAAATTTCCATATTTGTTCAATAGCTGAGAAAACATGTTAGCTTCAGCGCCTTTTCCTTTTGCTTCCTCAGATTGAGCTTTTAATAACTCAATCTGATAAGGCGTAAGCTTATTTTTCATGAAGCTATCAAACATAGACTGACTGCTCTGCATACCTTGCATAAAGGCATCCATAGCATTCATGGGCATTGGAATTTGTCCGAAGATACCAGCCATTATTTAGCGCTCCCCGTAGCATAATTTATCCCAGTGTTTCCCATATTGATTCCTGCACCTGTCATTTGGCCAAATATCTTGCCCCATTGTTCGCCAGGCGCATTTTCTTCGCCATATTTGGCTTGAGCCATATTCTGCCCCTGCTGCATTGCATTATTGCTCATCTGGCCGGCAGCATTGGCGCCTACTCCATATAAGTTTTGACCGATGCCGACTGATGCCATGTATTTCTGCATAAGATCATTCATATAGGATTGGCGGTCATTCTGCATAATATTACCCGCAGAATTTTGAATGTTATTCACAGCCGCGCTACTGCCCATTAAACCCATGCTACTTGCAGCTCCAAGACCAGATTCTTTGGCTTGTGCTAACTGCTGCTGAGCCTGTGGCGACATTTCATAGCTCTGCGCCCATTTTGCTTGCAGCGCGGCAGGATCATTAAGTGCATCTGCTTGTCCAGTCAATCGACCAAATTGAGATAGTCCATTTTGATTATAGGGTTTTAGATTTCCTTGGGCATCACGATAATAACGCTCCATCTCTTGGCCGGCTTTTCTATAGCCTTCAGATGGATCGTTAAATAAAGCATTTCCGATGCCACCAATGATGCCACCGCCTGCCATAAGCATAGAAAGTGTTGCTGGATCCATTTTTAACCTCCCAATGCCACAAGACGAGCATTAATAATCTCAAAAGCACTATTTATCGTATCAACCATATTTGCCATCCAGAGCACATCAATATGAGCAAATTCTTTTTCATTCTCGATGTACGGGTCAAGATTAGGCGGCACCACCACTGACATTTTCAACCTCCATTGTGCCACCCAGAATCACGATCGGCGCAGGGCTAACACATACCAATTTATAAACTCTATTACGTGAGCATCCCAGTTGATACCAGCGCATTCGCCATGAATAAACACCAAGCATACTAAACTCTAATTGTCCGGCAGATTTGAACGAAATCCCACCATCATCAGAAAATAGTAGTTCAATATTTGGCTTAAACCAATTGAAATAAGTCGGAGAATTTTGGACTGGAAAATTACCATCTTCAGTGGTTATGAAATTTCCATCTTCATCCGTAATAAAGATTGGATCACCATTTGAATCTACTTGTTCACTAACAATGAAAGTAGTATTTGCAAATGGTGAATCTGAGAAAATGAATGTGTCATCACCCCACACAAAATCAATTTCTACATAATTTGTTTTGAATTCTGCATAGAATCCTGGGGGATTTAAATTCTCAATCATTCCAGCTACGATAATATTAGTTACGCGCTCATAGCGAAATGGTAAAGCAAAATAAGCATCATTAGCCTGTGGATTCGTGGCATCTGGGTTTGTGATTTCATTGTCGTAAAATTGACCAGACATTTCATAGACAGTGTTGTCACCTTGAACTGTGACAAGATGCCTATTATCTAAAAATACATGCTGTTGAATACGGCAACGTTCGCCATTGGCTTCAATACATCGATGCCATTCTTCAGTTTCAAAATTGAATTCAATGCTATTGGATACGCTTATCTGATCAAGCAATTCTGTGCCTATATAATTACCAGCAGATAATCGATAGAAAATAGTATTTTCGTAGTCATACAAGAAAGCATCACTAACACCAGTCATAAACGGATTGTTTCGTGCGACATTAGCCTGTCTTTGTAGGAGAACATCAACTGCTTTTGTTGATATGGGTTTCGGCTTGCCGCCAGTGCTAATCATAGGCTGCACGAGGCCATTTTTATTCTGACCTACCCATGCCATCATTCCAAAATCTACATCAAGCGTATTTACGTTAGCTTGCGATATTCCAAAGTCAAAGCTATAGCTTGTATTCTTTTTCCAAGGGAATGAAGTCTGTGTGCCGCCTACGGCTATGAATGTCGATGGAATATTAGACCATATACCAGTCGTATAATCTGTGAAAACGTAGAGAGTATTCTGCAATACTGCCATCTGGCGAATAATGCCTTCTTCTTGTGCGAATACTGCTTGTCCATTAATAGTAAAGACTTTCGATAAATCAAATGTCCCACCAGCACCACCAAGCAGATTGATTTCAGATAACGACATTGTAGAACTACCAGCACCAGCAACAGTTATTCGATTTCCAAATGTGGCAATAGTGCTAGGATTTTTCGGAGTGTTAGGATCAGTAACAATCCCGAAACTATTATCAAGCTCAGAATAAATATAAACATGTTGCCCATCCACAAAACAAACATAGGTCGTATTGCCTGGTGTAGCAGGATCACCAACGACAATGAAAGATAAAAAAACATTCCCGTTCATCGTTGTTAATTTAACAGACGCAGTGATTTCAATTTGATTAAACTCAGCATCTTCTCGATAAATTTTATTACCGACAACGGAATACCAATAGTTTACTGATTTTTCAACATAACGAGGCTCAGCTTCAAATTGTAACCGATTAACCCCAAGAAAATTAATATGTCGGCGCCCCATGGTAGGATACATAGCGACTTTTTTCTTTCCTAGCTCACTTTGTTGGGTATACCAGTTAGCCGAATCAGCAGGCCCGAATTGACGGAATCGCTGGCGGTCGAAATATCCGCAAATAGGCAGGTCTGATACGATTGGCATGGACATGATTAAATCCCCGCTCTAACACGCCACGATCCATTGAGCATAGAATCTTCATCACTTTGAATATCAAGATTGATGCTAGAGACTGATTCCATATCTTCTTTCGATTTTTTATACTCATCCTCAAGTCGATCGGTCCATGCTGACGCACGACCTTTAAAGAATGAAAAATCTTTCGCTAGAGCAAATTTCAGGAATCGATGTGAATAGCCTGGAGTTCCTGACATGTCACCATTTTCAGTAACATTAGGAAGCTCAAATTTTGCATATACCGATAAGGAGTATTGCTGAGATGCACTAGGGTAAACCCGCATAGTTGTGTAATCGACATTATTGGTTATGATCACAAAACGCGGCAAACCTTGTTGTGGATCAAATTTATAAGATGCAAGAAATACGTTTCGATCAACTTGCATCAATGGGTAAGTTAGATTTTCCAATGTTAGCCAAGCATTCTGCAAATTGGAAAGTCTACCTGAAGTCACCACAACTGGTGGAAATGGGTTTGGTGGAGTCGGGGGTGGAACTGGTGGTATAAGCTGCAATGATGGATAGCTAGGATCGCAGAAAACCACATACTCAACACCAATAGGCAATATAAAATCTACTTGCTGCGCCACAGTAGTAAGCAAACCAGTGCCGCTATAAGATCGAATTAACTGATTAAGTAACTTAACCGCATAAAATGTATCACCACCCTGAACGCTCACGGTTGGGCTGCTAGCACTCACCAACTGAATGGCGTCTGTCACGAACTGTTTGACGCTTTCCGCTGATGCAACCATTTTATTTACCTTGTTTAGCTAGCGCCCTAAAGTGATTTTTTCTCTCTTTTCGATCCATTTTTAACGAATTTTCGTCATTTTCTTCATTTAAAGGCACTGATTCTGCCGTTAGAATAGCTGTTTCCGCAGATTTTAATGCAGATTCCCTGCTAGGAAACCATAGTCCAGAACCGATTAAATCTGTAAATTCTTGGTAGTTTTTAGCCAGCTTTTGATCATCTTTACTATAAACAAAGGCACAAAAATGCTTGGTATCAACCCATCTGCCTAAGTACTCGAATTGATTTGGATGCTCAATCATAGAAACCTCAAAAAAGTGGGCAGTAAAATCGTGGGGATTTTACTGCCCTACCAATTACGAGCGAACGCGAACCGCAAACTCTGGGTTAATCGCATCACCACAGATAACGTCTAAACGATCGAGTTGAATGTAGTTTCGTACATCCGCGCCGAGCGTGTAGGTCATTGCCATTTTGTACAAGTCGCTGTACGCCGTGACAACTTCAACACCACCTTTCAGTTCTTTGATTGGCGGCGCAGCAAATACAACCGATTGGTTGTGATATGCCAATGAAACGTTATGAGATTTAGACAGCCAGATCTGAGCGCCATTAGGAATGGCGGCAGAGATGTTTTGACGTGCGCCGGAGATCACAATAGTAGGATTGACTGGGATAGAAGCATTACCAGAACCATCTGATGTAACATCCGCAGTAACAACAAATTGTGCACGTTGAACTAATGGCTCATAGTTTTCTGGATTTATCATAAACACACCAGCAGCATCATCAATTTCAATGATATCGCCAAGTCTGAATACAATAGCACTAGCAGTTACACCCGTAACAACGATTGTGTTGCCGCCTGTAATAGGGCCATTCGTAACTTGTCCACCATCTAAAAAGCCTGTTGGAGGCGTTACAATAGAACCACCGACACCCGCGATTTGACGCTTCAGGAAGTTTGTTTTGAAGAAGTCAAAGCCGGATAAGTGACCAATAAAGCCATCCATCAACGCCCCGCGATTCACGGTCATGTTGAATGAGTCTTTCAGATCTTGCGCAATTACAGACGCACCCCGCGGAGGAACTGCAAAGTATCTGTTTCCGTCTTCTGGAATACCGAGCTCGGTCATGTAAGCATCGGTGAGCGTAACCAAATCGAAGTCAATTGGAACGCCTGGTGTACCTGTAGCCTGATAGGTTTGGAGCTGGAAGGTATCGGTCGCAATGAATTTCTCAACTTTATTCGCCAATCTCTTAGCGCGTGGATTGAGCATCATGTCCAGGTATGGCTGATCTCGCGCACGGTCGAACGTTAATTCAAAACCTGTGAACTCAACCATCGTGTGGAACTGTTTGGTAATGGTCAAAGGACGCAACACTTGAACGCGAGCTTCAGAGGTTGCCGTAGCACCTTCGCCGCCCAGATATCTTTCTTCTAAACGATAGTTTAATGTTTGACCAGTAGCATACTTGAGGTTCTTATAATCTTCCTCAAGATTGCGATTTGCGACTTTGGCAAAGTTGAGGTAGTTAACGAACCGTATAAACGTCTCATCGAGCACATATTGCGTAGTTTCAAATATATTAGGCAAAGTAGATACTCCAGTGGTACAATGATTTAAATTAATGGTCTATTGACCGTTTCTTTAGCATTGCCCGGCGGGAGACATGTACGCGCCTTTTAACAGAAGCGGGGCTGTTCTTTCTACACGCTTGAGTAAATTATGAACCTAAATTTTAAACAACACAAGGGATAGGATTAATGAAAGACAATATTTGTACAGTTGATGATTGCACTGAAGTTGTTCGAACAAGAGGATTGTGCAGGAGTCATAATTGGAGAATGAAGGTGCATGGATCTTACGAAAAACCAATCAGATCAAGAAATGGAAATATCTGCAAAGTTTCTGATTGTGAAAATCCCCGAGACATCAAACAGCGATCTAGCTTATGCACAATGCATCGAGTTAGGGTATCGCGCCACAAATCAACGTCTTTACCAAAATCAACGAAAGAAATCTTGCCAGAAGGAATAATAAAAATATGCATCCATCATGGAGAATTAAAAGAAAGTGATGTTTACAGAGTAAAAGGAAAATCTTGGATTCAGTGTCGAATTTGTAGAGTAGTTCGAAGTGAAAATCTCAGAGATAGCCGACCATCTGGATTCAAACAAACTAGAAATTTCATATTTATTGGAGGAAAAGGAAATTACTTAAAATTATCTGTCACAGATTATGAGGACATGCTTAAGCAACAAAATGAATTATGCAAAATATGTAAAAAACCTGAAACTATGCTCTCTAATGGAAAAACAAAAGTATTAAAAAGACTGGCAATTGATCACTGCCATAAAACTGGAAAAGTAAGAGGCCTATTATGTCATCGCTGCAATACTGGAATAGGTGGATTTTATGAATCACCAGAATTATTACAATCAGCAATAGACTATCTAAAGGCCTCGCAATGAGGCCTTCGGGTTTTACTTCTTAAATCCTGATTGATTATATCCATTGCTATTCCATTTAGCCTTCTCATACGCATTTTCAGCCGGAACGCGATCAGTTGGCACCTCTGAATCTTCATAAACTCCGGACTCTTCGCAGCGTTCTAACACTGACTTTTCCATTTGTTTTGGCATGATTATACCTTCCCAAAAATAGTATCTTCTTTAGGCTTCGGAGCATCCAGTCGAACTTCTTTCTGCACATCTCCACCCTTCTCGGCTACTTCGGTGATTCTTCGGTTTTGGGCATCTCGCTCGGCTTTTGGATTGCCGTTGTCTCCTGGGATTGGCATATTGCATACTCCTCTAAGGATTTTGTTAAAAAGTCTCGTAGTTTAATCACTTGGTTTCTATCAAGTTTTCCAGCTAAACCAGAAAGTGCTTCCACCTCTTCAACACCAAGAGATAACCAATTTCTATTGTCCATAAAATCGTTAGCTATGTGAAAATATGGCTTATAATTTCTAATATCCATTGTTACGCTAATATTAATCATTATCTTCTCACAATTTTCTGTTTAGCATGTGACTGAATCTTATCATCGATAGAATGAGTGCGTACATACTTCGTGGGCATATCGCCAGTTGTTGGCTTAAGAGGCGCTGCTGCGCGACTGATGCCCTTAGCTTTCTTCATTCTTTCATCAAGTTGACCTATTGCAGCCGCTTGTTGTAATGGATCAGGCAAGCTAGCAATTCGTTTAACTTCATCTGGATGGAATGTAGCAGCAGCCATGAGAAATGTGGCTGGATTCTCGTGACCTCGCAGAGCCATCATCATTGAATTGGTGATTGGCAGTTTACCCACAACTTCTGTGAATTTGTCATGCTTCTGCATTCCAGTGGTGAAGCGTGCCTCAAAGTTTGCTTGCACTTCCTGCTCTTTACGTTGGAATTCTTGTTGTTGTGCTTGCGATTGCTTTGCAGCTAATCGTTGATCGATATGGGCATCAAGCTGCGCTTGCCAGCTATCCTCATTCTCAGGATCAACTTTAAAATCTTGTGCCGCTTGCTGTACGGCTGCTTGCTGCGCTGGTGGCTGATTGTGATTGCCTCTAGCTAATCGCTCACGCATCATGCGCTGCACTTCTTCCTCGCTATACATGCGAGGCTTTGGAACTTCCAAGCCATAATCATCTGTCTCCACTACAGGCTCAGATTCCTTGCTATTCGCTTTGGCTGCTTCTCTTGGTTTCTCGCTAACTTGTTCCTCTTCACTGTTCTCTTCGCCTTCACTTTGGTCTTGTTGTACTTCTTCCAGCGCAGGCGATTCAAGCTCTCCTTGGTTAGGCGCTTCTTTTTCTTCTTGCGGAGCTGGAGCGGCTGCAATTCCATTTAAAATGTCATCTATTCTGTTAGGTTCTTTGACTGTCATTGGCTTTTTCCTTCTCTGCTTTAAAGTGGTTCGGTTGGTGGGTTAAAATTCCTTTGATATTGTTTGCGTGACCCATGTGAGTATCAGCTTGAATACGTGCCATCTCAGCCTGATAACTTAACATACGTTCATGCAATGCTGCTGCGTTTTCTTGCTCACGCAATTTCAGATCTTGAAGCTTAGAGGCATAATCAACTCCTTTCGAATGGCTTTCCATAATCAGCTTTTGCTCGGCTAATTGAAGCTCATGCGCCTTGACCTGCATATCCATCTGCGCTTGCATCATTTTCTGCTGAATTTCCATTTTCTTGAGCGCAATCATTGGATCTTCTTGCTGAGGCTTAGGTGGAATTGGTTGACCTGTTTTTCCTGCTTGAATAATTTCAGGTGGAATCGTAGCCTTGAGTCTGTTTTTCATCTCTAAACTGTTAGCCATATTCAGGTTTTCTACATACAAATCACTGATCATATGGAACGCATCAGGTTGTTTGCTTAGAACCATATCCATCGATTGCAAGTTTTCTGTTTTCTGGCTCTCAATACTTGTGCCAGGCACCAATCGAATCTTAAACTTGCCCTTTGTCATGTCATTCTTGGTTTCTAAGCCATACTCATCAGATTGATTGAGCGCAACTTTAGTCATGCCAGTGTCTTTCATTTCGAGATTCATTACGCGTTCTGAATCATAAACATGCGGGATCATTTCATTAATAATTTCACCACCAACAGCAATCGCTCTGTCTAATGCACTCATTGGAATGTAAGTATTATAGCTGCCACGCTTAATAAGAGCTGTCAGGCCATCGAATGATCTCTCCCCGCCTTCCTTGCCCATCATGGCATCAAACATGCCTGTAGTGGCCTGAATATCAAGCTTAGTGAGATTGTACTGGCGTTCTAATGATTCAGATAATTCTGGGGGTGCCAATCGTTCGGGTTTATTACCATTTGGTGATTCATCATAAAGCAACGCACCCTTAACAGTGAAGGGATCGCGCCATGCCGCAGCGGTATCTGGAGATTTAACATTCTGTTTGGACGCCATAAACTGATCGTAGCGAGAAATCTTGAGTAAGTATCCAGACTGAGTGCGGATGAAATTAAGAAAGCGCTGGGAGTCTTTGGCATCCTTAAAGAATGATCGGGTAATCTGCTTGCCCTTTTCATCAAAATAACTGTGTTGATCAACAAACACGATAGGTAAGAGTTTTTTCGTAGGAAACTCTGTGACTTCCAGCTCATAATCACCCGCCCATTTGCTATGCTCTATTGAATAAACTGTAAGATCGCGCTTGTTTAGGATCGTTACCACTTGGCCTTGATCCATTAACATTTTCTTGCCATCGATTTTAACTTTCTCTAGCTTCTTGAATTCCTCTTTGAATACTTTACGCATGTTAGAAAGCTGATAGAGAGTTTCTTTGCGTGGTATTCTTTCATAATGATCGATAATAGTAATAGATGTTTCATCGGCATAACTCATCATTATGTCATCTTCTTCACTAACATCAGTTGTGCTTGATCCGATCTCTTTTTCTAACGCTCTTCCATAGTCGCCTCTGAATTTCTTGCGTGAGATAGTAGTGCGATAGCCGGAGCACATGCCATCTGTTTTCGATTCTGTTTGTGCGCTGACATCCCAGTAACATTTAGTAGGATCTTTGAAGCCTGCAATCACAATGTGTTGGTCAAAACTGTCATCATCATCATATTCAGTGCCAAATCTGAATGCACCAAAGCCACCACATGAAGCTTGCTCAAGTGA